AAGTAATTTCAAATTTTTCCTACGGAAAAATTGGCCTAATTGGGAAGTAATTTCAAATTTTTCCTACGGAAAAATTGGCCTAATTGGGAAGTAATTTCAAATTTTTCCTACGGAAAAATTGGCCTAATTGGGAAGTAATTTCAAATTTTTCCTACGGAAAAATTGGCCTAATTGGGAAGTAATTTGATTTGTTCTATAATGCTACTTATGAGAGCTGGTGGAACGGCATTTCCTATTTGATTGATTTGCTCAAGCATACTTCCTAAAATTTCAAATTCTTTATCAAATCCTTGAATTTGTTTTAATTCATTTGGCGTAAGATGTCTTAGATACATTTTACCTTCAGGCGTTTTCAGTGGAACAAACATTCTTGGCATTCTACCATAACTACATATAATTGTTTTAGTAGGTTTTCTAATATCTAATATTTCACTGTGAGTAGGTGAACTTCTTTTTCCAAAAGATAATTCATTATTTGCTAAACATTTCAAGAGATTTGTAGCATGCTTACCAGACACTTCTATATTATGAGATAATTCTTTAAAATATTCAATGTCATAATTATTATTTATTTCAATGGCATTCTCTAAGGTCTCTTCAATTATATCTTCAATACCAACTATAGGCTTCTTTTGTATGAGAAGAGGATTAAAATGATTTTCTTGTCCTAGACAACCAATAAAGATACATCTTTCCCTCTTCTGTGGAATACCTAGTTCTTCGCATTTTATCACAAAAGGTTCTAACATACAGTATCCTACACTAGTAAATTCATTGCGAATAATATCAACGACACTTATACCTTCAGGTGTTTTCATAGTCAAAATACCTTTTACATTTTCACCAATAATCCACTTTGGCTTCATAATGTTTGCGGCACGCACAAATTCATTAAAAAGATTATTTCTCTTATCACTTGCATCTTTCTTTCCAGCATGACTAAAACCTTGACAAGGAAAACCCGCGAATAAGATATTAATTTTATCTTTATATTCTAAAAAAACTGTATCATTTATCTTTGTAATATCTTTGCCGAGTAGAACACTATTTGGAAAATTATGTTTATGAGTTTCAATACACGTTTTATTTATTTCAACAAATCCAATAACATTCACATTAGCTTTTTCCATGCCTAAAGTATCACCCCCAGCACCTGAAAATAGACTTATTGCTTTTAGTTCACTCATATTATTACTAATAATGATTTTCTTTATATTGAAAAACTCTTCAAAACACTTTCTAACTTCACTAAGACAATCATTCTCTTTTTCTATAGGAAAACGAGTTGTTTTAAGATTTTTTCTTGGATAGCCTTCAAAGCCTAAAAAATTATCTGAAATTTGTTTAAGATCTTGTCCCATCTTTATCAAATTTTTAACAGCGCTATCATATTCATCCATTGCTTGAAGAAACTCCTTACCAGATAATAATTTTTTACCTTCTTCAGAATAGAAAAATAATCTTGTTTTATTAATTGCTGTATCTGAATAAACATAAAGATGATTATCTTTTAAAAAAGAATCATTCCACATTATTGTATTATTTTTACCACTTTTACATTCAATATTTAGTAAATTAATTATACCTGAACTACTAAATATTATAACAAAATCGGGTTGCTGTCGTGGTCCATTGATGTGATGCACATAAAAAACACCATCTGGAATTAAATTATCTACTAAAGAACGTTTTTTTTCTTTTATAGAATTCTTTATTTGTTCTATAAAACTATATCCATCTGTGATTGATTTATCTATTAAAGATTTTTTTCCTTTTTTTATTAAATTCTTTGATGTATTATCTATTGTATCTAATTTTTGAAATTTGGGATTTACTTTAATACTTTCCTCTTCAACTTGCTTTTTAGTATATATTTCTATAAATCCATTCTTTATTAAAATATCAGAAACCTTTTTTTCGTGAATACGACCTTGTTTTTGTGTATCGTCATTTTTTGTCTTAGGTAGAGTTATACTAAGAAAATCATTCATTAAAGCATTAATATCCATAATAAAAGTTATCCTTTATTAAATACAATGTAATTTCAATTTTTTAATACTATCTTTAATTCCTTGTATATAGTCGATCAACATTTTGAACCAAAATAATATTCATTCTGTTTTTCATTTGATACATTTTTTTGGTCTCGCGATGATTCGCCATAAATGTTAAAAGAAGGATAAATAATACCAATATTTGAAGTAAGTTTATATGCGTTATCACTTAATTGTTCTTCTCTCACATTTTCTGTAAGTTTCCTTGAAACTTCACCTACTTGAATGGTTGGAACAACTGTATTATTATCAAAAAAGTTTTGAGTATAATAGTCTATTATCTTAAAAGAGTTTTCTGTCTTTTTAATATTTATTTTATTTCGTATTAATAAATCTTCTATTGTCATTTTTGAATCCATTTTATAATCTATAAATTAAAATATTTAACTAAAATATTTTCTCGTATAACTTTATATATGAGTTCAAATAGATTAACATATGACAATGAAGAATTAAAACAGAAAGACAATGAAAGAGTTAATCCTCTAACTTATCAATTGTATGCTGGTAAATATGTCAAGTGCAATTGGTGTGGAAGTCAAAATCCAAATTTTAAATCTGAACTGAGTTTTGATGAACGTGTCTCTATTGAAAATGATGTTCTCAATATCGATAGAAAGACATCTAAGGCATCTGTAAACCAATACAAGCCCCCGTGTGCGGACGTGCCTAATTGCGAATTAAGCAACCACAATTTTGTATCTCCTCTTATTTGTGATAGAAATGTAGCTTGGACAAACCTAGTAAAACCGACAGGACCTGGTTTCAATGTAAATAATAATGATTTTTCTTGTTAATTTTTTTTCTTTCTAAATTATATATATGAGTTCAAACCGATTATCTTACGATGATTCTAGTTACAATTCTGAAGTAGAACAATCTACGGGACCTATGGGCTACTATATGAATGCTTATAGGTCTAGAAATTGTGCTTCTTGTTATCCTGAAGTATCACAAACATACCCAAGTAACAATTTCCTACTAACCGACTTTCAAGTAGATATTGAAAACACTCTAAGTACGCGTAATCAGTTAAATGATAAGAAACAGCTTAGCACACCAAATAAGGATAATTTCATTCAACAAGTTATTAAGTACCAAGACTCTTTCCAACTAAAAGATTGCCCTGCGGATGTCTACACACAAAATAGTTTGCTGACAGACCCTAAAATAAATTACAGAGGTTTATCTACTCAGCATCTCGTTTTCACACAACTCCCAATATCACCTACTAATGTAAATCCTATTTATGGTAATCCAGGATTTGTGAGTTCGCGTGACGTTGCTATGGAAGAATATAAAAAATTAATAAACCAAAATTAATTTCTAGGTTAATAATATGGAAATTTTGAATTACTATGCTAAAATATTACCAGATGATATATTTAAGGGAAAAAAAGTTAATCAAGAAAGTATTGAAAAAGTATTTGGCCACGTTGTAAATCAACACATCAATACCAACAAAATTTCAAATGATTCGTGGTTGAAACAATTTGAAAAACAAACGTATACCAGGTCTCAACCAATTGAACAACAATTTACGGAATATTCACCAATTGATATTTCTACTACATACAATGTAGTCGATACAAAAGAAATCAAGAATGATTTTTATAATAAATTTGGCAATAAAGAACTTGTCACTGACCAGTTTTTCCCAAACACAGGCGGCTATACTCAAATAGGAGACCAATACATTCCACTTTTTGCACAAGGTAAGAACCCAATAATCGAGAATTTTATTGGTATGGATAATCCCATTGATAGAATTCCTCGTAAAGTAGAAGTTGAAAATATGTTCAAACCAGAAGAGTTATTGCGACAAAACAATACCTATATTGATGTAGACACTGTAAAGGAAAGACTATCGACTTCAGACAGGACAAATGATAAACGAGTAACTGAACCACAACGTGTTCCTCCTGGATTTGGTCGTTCTTACGATGATAATACACAAAGAGGAATACACCCAACAGTGAGAGTGTTGCCCAAGAATGTTGATCAATTACGTTCTGCGAATAACCAGAAGAATACATATCTTAATGAAATTACTCTTGGTCAGATGGGTGCTCTTGGTGCTACTACAGTCGGAGAAACTATTAAAAAAACACCAGATACCTTTATTGTAGACAGACCAATTGAAAAAGGAAGGTCTCAAAATACTCTGCCAATGGTTAGTGGTGAATATAAAAAAGACCCTACCAGACGAGAAACAAACAATGGTTCTAAAATTGGTGGAGCTACTCTATCCAGCAATACTAATAGGCTCAAAATGATAAACACAGAACCTAAAACAAATGAATATCGCACACCCGATCCACTTGTTGTATCTAGACTAGTCAAAAACCAAATGATACAAAACAAAGAAGGACATTTAGCGCCATTCAAAAGTAGGAGTATTCACAATCAAAATCAGTTTTTAGGTGCTAGTGGAATTCCAGAAGCACCTGTAGTAAATTATTTTGAACTACCAAAAGTAACAGTCAAAGATACCACTGTTATCCGAGAACCAAATAAGGGTGTTGCTTCTGGAACTTACGAAGGAAGAGCATTCAATCCCAATGATAAACCAAAAGATACAGTTAAGCAAAGCTTGATTGAGAGAAACATTCAGTTAGGTACTTTGTTAACTTCCGTTACTGATGGGATGCGAGCTGTTAACTTTGATGACAAGCCTCGAGACACAACTAAAGAAAATTCAATCCATCGAAATCAGGAAACGGGAACCTTACCTACTTACAGTGGTATACGGTCTGTTAATTATAATGATAATGTTGAAATGGGACATCGTGAGAGTATGAATAATGTAAATAATCTTGGTATATCAATGAGAAAGGATGTAAGTAATGCCGTAGTGACAGATAACTTCTATGCCAAAGACACAAACCGTCAAAGCACAGAACTATTCACACAAGTCAATGGCCCTGGGCAGTCAACACAACACGCAATTATTGATAACTCTTATGTGCCACGTGAAACAGTGAAAGAGACACAAGTTATAAAAGATAATGAAAAAGGTAATTCTGTCAATAGTAGTGTCCCACACGGTTACTCCGTAGACCCAAAAGATAAACCCAAAGAAACACACCGTGTAACAATGGCTGAAGATGAATACAAAATTTCATATGGTAAAGGTTTATCACAAGAAAAGGGTTTTGGTTATAATACTAACAAACAAAATATTAAAGATACTATAAAAGAAACTACTCACGTAGAAGATTATGTGACCAACCCACAAAAAGGAGATGGAAAGGGATATATATCAAATCCCCACGAATTTAAAACTACACAAAGACAAATAGCAGTTGTTAATACGCATTTTAATGAAGGTGGTTCTCGTTCACAGAATTATAAACAAACAGTATATGAACCACAAAATATAAGCGTAATTAATGATAGAAATGATATCTTTGAGCGAGAAAACCAGAGAAACCCTACACAAGTAAATTTAGCACACATCCCACAAATTAATACTACTGGTTCTGTTTGGATGAGAAATAAAATTGTTGAGGATAATCGTGCTATCCTACCCACTGCTCTTCCAAATATGCCGTGTAAACCTACAGTAGATTATAATGCAGATAAAATAACAAGTCGAGATAATAGTTTTTATACTCGTTTTGACCAGGACACCAAATTTCTAAAAGATTCGCTTAAAAATATAGAACTAAGCCTTTACAATCAGATGGGCAAATCGTGATTTCATAACACTAAGCATAATATCATCCACCGAAGTTTTAATAATTTCATCCTTATTTCTGCTAATCATATCCTTAATATATTCGTAACTCTGTAAGATGTGGTTCTCATTTGTTGAACCAGTTATAACAATCGACCCACTTTCAAAAACAAATATTGATATCGGTTTTTTCTTGTCTGGTGTTTTAAATTTAATACTCACTGCTGCGTGTTTACACCTTTCGTAATAACATTCCACGTGCTGTGTGAGCAGTAATTTATACAGAGCTTCACGATTGATACTAAATTTCATATCAAAGTTGATGTTGATCAAATTAATTTTTACACTCTCCACAGTAATTGGTTCCTTAATGTATGAAACTTCTTCTATCTGTTTAGTATCTTCATTAAAGACTCCATTTTTTTCATTCAGTCGTGATAGTAGTAAATTAATTGCAAGATTTCCCTCTATAATTGTTTTACATCCAGCGATTTGAACAGCACCGTTTGTAAAAATCTTAAAGTTAATTAGTTTTCCAGGTCTTACTGCTATTTTCAGTGTAATACTATTGTGAAAATTATAACTCTTCTTCTTTTTCTTTTTTTCTTCAAATAATGAACGATAATTACCATTATACTCAATTGTGCAAATATCTTTTTCACTTAAAATAAGATATTTATTTATTTTTGCAATATCAACTATTGTTTTCATCTGAAATGTAAGAGATATTGTCGAAACATTGAGTGACTTTGGTAGTTGTTCTTGATTGAAATGAGTTTCTGTTATATATTGGATAGAATCCATTTAAATATATGAAATATATTCTTTAAATGAGTTTTTCAATTTTTCTGCCAAATAAATAACTTACAGTAAAAATTTTATCACTTGCTAGGTTATTTGCATTATTATGCAATATTAATTCACCTCTATAATTATCTATTGGATTTGAGCAATATAATACTAAACAATTTATATCATCCCAAAATTTGTCAATATTAACTACAATATAGTCTCCTGCATGTAAATGTATAATATAACTAACAAGTTCTTTAGGTGGGCAAAATATTTCGTGTGTTAATGAATAAAGACCTTGTTGGTCAAATACTCTCTCTAAGTATATATTATTATTGTTTTTAATAATTTTTCCATCAAGTAAATTAATTTCTAATTCTAAAACATTTTTAACAAAAACATATAATCGTGTCATATATGTATATTTAGCGACATAGTTATGAATATATTTATTTATTTTAACAAATTCATGTTTTTGATTTGGTGTATAACGATGAAGTGTTTCAATAATATTATTATTAATATATTCACATTTAGAAATTACAATCAAATCATCTTTTTCATATAATCTTACTAACTTCCAATTATTAGGAAGTGTAGTTTTAATCCCATTAATATCTATTATATGTGGATCACCACCGAGCCAACCAGAGGGTGGATTATTATCTAATAAAGCAAATGAAGATAGTGATGGTATTGATAAAGTCCAATTATTTCCACTACGATAAGTAGCAGTTATAGGATAACCACTTGGTTGAGGACTCATAAGAGAATATCCTGATGGGACACTACTATCTTGTTGAATTTTATATAGTTTTAATGTTTTATTGTAATTATTAACGTGTGGTATTGTTAAAGTCAAAGTTATTGGGTATGTTGTAAAATCTGTTAAATTAGAATTATAAATATCATAAGCTGTAGTTGTAAATTGTGTAATTAATCCTGAAAATCCTGTTTCATACCCATAAGAACCGGCACCTTTATTTGTGTATTTAATATTAGGTATTACTGTATTTATATTTCCTAAATATGGCATTAATGTTGAACAATTTACAACTACATTTGAAGTTAGATATGTGCTACTTCCTGTAGTTGATTTATTAAAATTTACTGACAATGATTTAATTACAGAGCTTGCAGAATAATAATAATCATTACCACTTTGACTAGCTGTTATTGTTGCATTACCTGAAGAAACTAATAATAATGTTGTGTTGTTTATAACTTTAGCAATATTTGTATCTGATGATGTTATTGTTATAGTAAGACTACTATTTGCAGAACCTGATAATGATATTGCAGATACATTTGATTGTGAGATAGAAGGTGTGCTGTTTGATAATGAAAATGTTATGCCTTGCGTAGCTTTTGTTATTTGAACATTTTGTGAAACATTTGCTGCAAGATTATAATTATTATTTCCATTTTGATAACAAGTAATTGTAGTATTTCCGGGATAAAGTGGAACAATAGTTGAATTGATTACATTTGCTACTGTTGTATTTGAACTTGTATATTTTACACCTAAACCATTAGCATTTGTTGAACCACTCAATGATATATTTGAATTCCAAGGATAAGAATTTAAGAGTGATGGAAATGTAATAGTTTGATTACTTTTATTAATTGTTAGAGTTTGAGATACATTACCACCTGCATTAAAATAAACGTTTCCTGCTTGTGCACAAGTAATTGTTGTAGTTCCTGTATTTAATATATAAAAAGTAGAATTAGTAATTGTTCCTACTGTTGTATTTGAACTAGTAAAATATACATTTAAACCAGAAATATTTGAATTTCCAGTTAGACTTTGTGTTCCATTATAAGAATATGTGGTTGTGCTAGGATTGAGTAAGAATGACAATAATTGATTTGCTTTATTAACAGTTAGTGCTTGGATGACATTTGTTGCAGAACTAAAATATACGTTTCCGGATTGACTTGCTGTTACATTAGTTGAACCTACACCAACTACATTAAGTGTTGAACCACTTACAGTTGCAACACTTGTATTTGATGATACATAAGATACTCCAAGCCCAACATTTGAAGTTCCATTTAATGCTATTGTTCTTCCTGCTGCATAAACAATAGGAGATGATAATGTAAAAGATAATTGTTGAGTTGCTTTATTAACAGTAAGTGATTGTATAACACTTGTAGCAGAATTATAATTATTATTTCCACTTTGACTTGCAGTTATATTAGCTGAACCTATACCAATTACATTGAGAGTTGAACCACTGACTGTTGCAACACTAGTATTTGATGATACATAAGACACAGAAAGACCAACATTAGAAGTTCCATTAAGTGCTATTGTCTGACCTGCAGAATAAATAATAGGTGATGATAGAGTAAAAGATATTACTTGACTAGCCTTATTGACAGTAAGTGGTTGGATAATATTTGAAGCTGAATAATAATTATTATTTCCTAACTGAGTTGCAGTTATATTTGCAGAACCTACACTAAAAATAGTAAGAGTTGAACCAGTTACTGTTGCAACACTAGTATTTGATGATATGTATGAAACTGCGAGACCAACATTAGAACTTCCTGTGAGTGATATTGTTTTACCTGGACCATAAATAACAGGTGATGATAGAGTAAAAGATAATCTTTGATTACCTTTAGTTATACTAAATGGTTGGACTACACTAGAAGCAGAGTCATAGTATACATTTCCACTTTGACTAGCAGTTATATTAGTTGTTCCTACACCGTCTAACATAAGAGTAGAACCAATTATACTTGCAACACTTGTATTTGATGATACATAAGACACTAAAAGACCAACATTAGAAGTTTGGGTAAGTGATACTGTTTTCCCTCCTTCGTAAATAACAGGTGAGGTTAGTGCAAATGAGATTTCTTGACTTGCTTTATTTATAGTTAGTGGTTGAACTACACTAGAAGCAGAGTTATAATAAATGTTTCCACTCTGACTTGCAGTGATATTAGTAAAACCTGGTCTAATAACATTAACATTTGCGCCACTAATAGTAGCAACGTTAGTATTTGATGATACATAAGAAACTCCAAGACCAACATTAGAAGTTCCTGTAAGTGATATTTTTTTTCCTGCAGCATAAATAACAGGCGAAGTTAGTGCAAATGAGATTTCTTGATTTGCCCGGCTGACTGTAAGAGTTTCGACATCTTGTGCAGAGCTGTAATTATTGTTTCCGGACTGGCTTGCGGTAATATCAGTTGAACCTACACTAACTATGACAGCATTTGCACCATCAATGGTTGCTACATCAGTATTTGATGATACATAAGAAACTCCAAGACCAACATTAGAGGAAGCATTCAAAGGAATAACACCTCCAGGTGAATAGACAACAGGTGATACACTAAAACTGATTGACTGTTGTGCTTTATTAATAGTAAGAGTTTCGACATCTTGTGCAGAGCTGTAATTATTGTTTCCGGACTGGCTTGCGGTAATATCAGTTGAACCTACACTAACTATGACAGCATTTGCACCATCAATAGTTGCTACACTTGTATTTGATGATACATAAGAAACTCCAAGACCAACATTAGAGGAAGCATTCAAAGGAATAACACCTCCAGGTGAATAAATAACAGGTGATACACTAAAACTGATTAACTGTTGTGCTTTACTAATAGTAAGAGTTTCGACATCTTGTGCTGAATTGTAATTATTATCTCCAGACTGGCTTGCAGTAATATCAGTTGAACCTACACTAACTATGACAGCATTTGCACCATCAATGGTTGCTACATCAGTATTTGATGATACATAAGATACATCAAGACCAACATTAGAAGAAGCATTCAAAGGAATAACCCCACCAGGTGAATAAATAACAGGTGATACACTAAAACTGATTAACTGTTGTGCTTTATTAATAGTAAGAGTTTCGACATCTTGTGCTGAATTGTAATTATTATCTCCAGACTGGCTTGCAGTAATATCAGTTGAACCTACACTAACTATGACAGCATTTGCACCATCAATAGTTGCTACACTTGTATTTGATGATACATAAGAAACTCCAAGACCAACATTAGAGGAAGCATTCAAAGGAATAACCCCACCAGGTGAATAAACAACAGGTGATACACTAAAACTGATTGACTGTTGTGCTTTATTAATAGTAAGAGTTTGACTTGATGAACCTGAATAATATAAACTATTTTCATCTTGACTTGCAGTAATATTACTTGAACCTGCACTAATAACAACTGCATTTGCACCATCAATAGTTGCAATACTTGTATTTGATGATGTATATAATATTGTAGCATTTGAATTTGATGTTGCATTTAATGATACTATTCTACCTGGACTAAATATAATTGGTGAAGTAAAACTTAAATTTAAATTATTTGAATATTTATTTGAATTATAAACTGGTTCAGAATCTAAATTTGTAATAATAAAAGTATAAACAGTGTCTGTTAAATTAGTTTCTTCAGAATTAAAAAATGTTCCAATATATGTATTAGTTCCATCAAAATAAAAATTTGCATGATTTGTTCCGGAATATGTAGTTTGAAAATAAGAGTTATTTGTTGTATCAATATTAGTACCACCTCCTGAAAAGTTTTCTGTTGATATATAAAATATACTATCTTCACCATATGCACCATCATTTACATATACATCTACATAACTACCATTAACTATTTGTGAATAGTCATAAAAGTGTGTAATAGTACTATATGCTACTGTAAAATAACCTGAAAAAACAGTATTTCCTTCCAATTGAACGAGTATTGAATAAAACTGTGATTTAACAACATTGAGTGATATAATTATTGAATTACTATCTTGTGTAGCAGTAAGAAGAGAATAACCTAATCCTAAAACAGTAGCATTATTATTATCAATAGTTATAATATTAGAATTAGATGATGTATATGATATTATAGAATTTAAACTTGATACTGCAATATTAGATAATACTAAATTAGGACTATAAATAATAGGTGTAGTCAGATTAAAATAAAAATAATTAGAACTATTACTTGGTTCTATATCAAGTGGATTAACTATAAAATTACAATAAACTTTTTGTCCATTTATTTCAATAGATTGTGGAAACGTTTGAATTCCATTATTATTATTAGCTTCAAATCTTAAACTAGCTGTCGATGATGATGGATAAGTATTTTGAATTTGTTGTATATTATGAACATCAACAGTTATACCAAGAGGAAAATTTAAAAGCATAATAAATCGTCCTTGTGCTACTAATAAGTCTTGATAACCATTACTATTTTGAATACTATAATCATAAAAGTGTGTTACCACGCCTTCAGTAGAATTATCATTCTGATTTATTTTATACTTTTCAACAGTTAAATAACCATTAATTAAATCACTACCACCATTACTAGGTTGTAATTGAAAAGAATAATATTTATAAAATCTTGTAATGATAAAAGTATGAGTAGTTGTTGTAGAATTATCTCCACTAGGATATGAATAAGTATCTATTACATTACCAGAATTATAATAAAATTTTGCCTGATTTGTAGATAAAAAAGTTGTTTGAAAATAAGAGTTATTTGAAGTATTAATATTAACACCATCTGATGAAAATTGGATAGAACTAACATCAAATATGCTGTTTCCACCTGCATATACATCAACATAACTATTACCACTTGGTTGTGAAAAATCATAAAAATGTGTTATGACTCCTTCATTTCCCGTAATATTTTCAACAGTAAAATAACCACTAAAGAGATTTGACCCACCACCATTTGGTTGAACTATTATTGAATAGTAATTAACCATATAATATATAAATGTTTATTTAAAATCTACATTTGTTATCCATTAAAAGATAAATCCAAATTTATGTTTTGATTAATATTATTGTTCTTAATTTTCCTAACAATATAATCAAATTTCTTCATACAGTAAATACAACAACATCTACCTTTATTTGAACAAATAAAACGTAAATAACTATTACTGTCTAAGGGTCCTACAAAATTTATATATAATAAACGATGTAATGAAGTTTTCTTTTTATTAAAAAAAAATAATATTGATGGTCTTTTAGACGGATTTGTTATATATCCTTTCCACAGACAACAATCATTTTCAGAAAATATACTAGTGTCAATAAAGTTTGATATTCTACAAATATCAGAATATGTTAATTTATTTGATAATACTATAGTTGGTAGCTGTTTTTCAATCATTTCATTAATTAAAGATTCTTGTGATATCATTAAATAATATATATTTTTTAATTCGAAAATAATAGTATATTATGAATTCTTTTATTGAAAAAACGCGAATATCAGGTGATTTAGTATATAATTTTATAGAACAAAGAATTAATTTAGGTGAGAATTATGAATTAGCAAGATTTGTTATATCAAATAAAATTGAACACTTAAAATTCTCTAAAGAGTATTTTATTTTTACAGAAAAGACATTTATTGATAATTTTACCACTATTATGGAAATTGATAATTTTATTATTTATAAAAGAATTGAACCACACATAATAAGTTTTGATATATTTGATACACTAATAGCACGAAAGTGTATATTTCCTGAAAATATATTTAATATTATAGCTGAAAAAAGTAAAATTCCAAATTTTAAAGAATTACGAATAAAAGCAGAATCTTTAAGTGATGGAACTTTTGATAATATCTATAATAAATTTAAAAATTTGTCAAATTTGTCTGATGAAGAAATTTTAAAATTAAAAGACATAGAAATTGAAACAGAACTAGAAAATATATTTCCAATCGTAGAGAATCGTTTGAAACTTAGACCTCAAGATATTTTAGTATCTGATATGTATTTATCAAGAGACACAATCATCAAACTATTACAAAAATGTGGTTATAGTGGTGATAATAAACTATATCTTTCTTCTAATGGAAAAAAGAAAGGCATAATTTGGAACCAAATTAAAGAAAATTTTAGTTATCATATCGGCGACAATTATAATTCTGATGTTATAAGTGCATTTTTGTGGGGAAATAAAAAAGGGATCCTTTACAGTAATTCCGGTTTAACAGAAATGGAAAAGTTTTTGATAAGTGCTAATAATGAAGCTATCGCTAAATTGATTAGACAAACACGACTTTTAAATATGTATGATACAGAACCATTTAAAAGTCTTTATAATGAACAAGTTAATAAGAATTTACCAATATTAATATTATACAGTATTTTTATTAATAGAGTATGCATTGAAAATAATTATGATACAATTTTATTTTCAACACGAGATTGTTGTTTATTAAAACAAGTATTTGAACAATTATTTCCAAATTATAAGATAATAAAATTTCATTCCTCTCGGCTGATATATAAAAACCCATCTAAAGATTATGTTGAATATGTAAAATCAGTCTATCATAATAAATCAATAATTATTGACCTACAAGGTTCAGGAAACTCTGTTCAAGCATTTTTTGACAATAATATGAATATTAAGCTAAATATTATTTATTTGATTCTTTTTATTAAACAAGATAATTTTAATTATGTTATAAATGATATGAGAGGTGATAATATAGAAAATATAAATTATGATATTGAAGGAACATTATTAGACTTTACTAATAACTCACCTATAAGAGATAATCTAGAATATAGTGTAGAATTTATCAAACCTTCACATGAAGCTATTAAAATAGCTTGTGAAAATATTAAATCCTACAATATTCATCTAAATCAGAATAAAGATGAAATAATAAAAATTTTAGATATTTTATTATTTAAGCTAAAAGATAATTTATTATTAAATAATTATGTCATACACAAACAATATCATAATTAAGCTGAGTCTTGTAAAATAAGTGATATTGTTTTAGAGAAAGAATCGGTAATACCACTTGAAACATCTAGACTGTTATTTGTTCCACTCACAGTTACATTACTATTAAAGAATAGTTTGACTTGGAAACGAAGATTTGCAAAATTAAAGTTAACTGGTGTATCAACGTCATTATTATTAAGATTAACATTTTGATAGTGGTTATAGTTGACATATTGATTAAATATGGTATTTACATCGTGATCAAAAATATCATAGATTTGATTAGATAAAATATCCTTGAGAGGATAATTGGTATAACTAGTTCCTGTTGAAGTAGTTCCTGAACCTGGAAGAGTAAGTTCAGTATAATCATTATCATCACTAATAGCAGCGCGAGCACGAGCGTGTCCAAAAATAGAAAGTGCAGCTAGTTCTAATAGACGGAAACCAAAAGTTTGATTGGTATCATCTGTTCCAAGCGTGCTTGCACTTGAACCTTGACCTTGATGAAGGTTAAATGAATGATGATTTGTTAGTCTTTCAATTACATAATTTTTATTAACTTTAAGATAAACATCAACAAGATCATTATTTGATGAGTTTTGTTGATAGTTTGCAGCTTGGAAAAAATCAGTCCAACTACCAATATTCATATTAACTTCGTAGTCAGTATTCCATTTTGCGTTTGTTGATTCATAGATGTTTGAATTGGTGTCAATTCCAGCAATTGATGTTAACACGAGAGTCCCATATCCCATTATATAATATCTATATATATTTTTTAATTTTTAATGGATGTCAAATTATTAATAAATGACTTCCAATCTTTACAACTCTTTTCTTCAAGAAAGAGGCAATTTGATTTACTTTTTATTTTATTAGATATCTCTTGATTGAATATTTTATTAGTTCCTAATTTTACAGCTAATTTGATGTAATCATTTTTATTATAAACTATACAATCATTTATTTCCATTTTTTTATAAAATCCTAATGTGAATCTTCCATTAATTAATTTGCCAGGTTGTGTTACAATTGGTTTTCCAAGTGAGAAAGCTTCAAAACTTGTATTACAACTCCCAAATGGATATGTATCTAATAAAACATCACAAATATTAATAAGTCCCATAAATTCTTGATGTGATAGACCTGGAACAAAGCATATTCTCGAAACTATATCTTTACCATTTTTTTCTATTCTTTTAATTAACTTTGACTTGTGTTTGAAACTATCTAGTAGAACTAAAACACCATTTTTATCTTTTTCCAAAATCTCAATTAAATAGGTTTCAAATAATGGTTTGAATTTAAATAATGATTGAGGACATAAATATATATTTACTTCTTTTGAGAATCCAAAATCATATCTAGAATGAAACCTGTAAGGTTTGACATAACTTAGTGGATTTTTATAACAGGTTGACAGGCTTTCAAGTTTTATTAATTTTTCTGAATAAAAGTCTTGAGCATTTGGTAATTCAAAATATTCTGAACTTATATAATAATCAATTGTATTTATACCTGATGTATCACTATGACCCCAAGTATTAATCTGAACCGGTGCTAATCTCAAATGAGCTAGAAAATAAAACATTGGATTCATACCAATTTCTGGATAAACAATTATATCAAAATTTTCCTTTATTAGTAAATCTCTCATTTGCGACAATTTTTCAGGTAAAATAAAATGTTTAGCTTTTCCAAATGTATATTTGACTGTGTTATCTAATTCGTGTTGTGTGTATATATAAACATCATAGTGAAAACTCAAAAAATTAATAACCATGTGTCTATCTTTATAAACAGAATGAATTCTATTTAAAAAATCTGAAATAAATGCAATTTTCTTAACTTGTGTAAGTTCTCTATTTACAGAATAATTCAAATCTGGACAAATTTTTCTAAAAATTAAAGACTTTTGTACAAATATATCTTTTGATGATTCACCATCATAAGATAATCCAAAATTTCCTACATCAAATCGGATTATATCATCAAGAAGTATATTAAGATTGATATTATCTAAAATAACTTTTAGAGACTTTAATATCTCTTGTCTGCGCTTCAAAATGACATGTTGTTCCGGTTCATATTGATTATATGATGTGCATATATGAAAAATTAATTCATCACTATTAAAGCTTTTCATTTTATCATATTCACTTTTGTTTTTGAGTGATTTTAAAACTGTTATATGATTGTCTGTCATATTATATAAATCTACTAATAATTCAGGATTATCACAAGAATACTTTCGAACAACAATTTCTTTCATAATTTTAATAATAATACTATATATTTTTTCATTTCCTTCCCTTTTTATTGAAGACAAAGAACTTATAATATCTTTTATTTCTTCAACAGAAGGACTTAAATTTAAGTATTTTAAAATAGTTAATAATTTCTTATCATCTGGTATTTTTATAGATGATACAATTTTCTTATAGATGATTTTGAGAACATTTTGGTTTATATCCTTTTCCATAGATAAACAAACAACTAAAATATCTAAAAGAAAACTTTCATTATGAGATTTTAATATTGTAAATGCTTTAACAAGTTCTACTTCTAACATTTTAGAATTTTTTGCCACTATTAAAAAAGAAATTTTTATCATTAAAAACTGAACATATTGTTTAATATTATAAATTTTATCTAATTGTTTTTCAACAAGTTGAAGACCCTTATTTATAGATCGAGATTTTAATAATCTTTCAAGTTTATCCAAAGTTTTTTCTTGGAATAAAGTATTTTTTTCTAGTAGTTTAGACATAGTAGTATATAAATTTTCATTTTTTGGTAAGAGTTCATTATCCATAAAAGCTGCATAATTTAATTTATCTACAACATCTTCAAAATTAATGCAAATAAATTCTAAACTTTTTATAAAATTACTGTTAGATATTGTATTATTTAGCCTATCTAATTTTGGAACAAAAGATAGATTTTTAAAAATAATTACATATTCATAATTACTGATGTATTTGAAAATATATGAAATTTTATTTTTTGTATATACAAGGGCAAAATCGTAATCAAATATTATATTTGAAATGATGATAAATCGATAATGATAATAGTATTTATTCTTTTTATTAAATGCATAAATAAAATTTAAGTCATCTAATGAATTAATTTCAACAATAATGACAAATGGTATATGATTCTTAAAAAAAGCTGTTTCAAACTCACATAGTTTTGAATATTCTATTTCATTAATATGAGCATATAAATTCCTATAATTTTTAGTATATGTTATATATAACTTTTCTATTTCTCCATCAGGAATATAATTATTTAATTCATAAGAAGAATCAGTTTTATCTATAGAAAATAAAGGTAAATATGGATGATCAGTATCATAAAATTTATTTCTATCATTACAATACAAATCTAATCCCTCTCTATTAAAATATATAGCATTTATCTCATTAGAAAAAAAAAAATCTTTGGACAGGATTACTGTTTTACTTTCAAAATTTCTATACAAGTCATAATAATTTTTATGAAAACTCACAATATCCGTTATAAAAATTGCATCCTTTAAGTTTTTACATTTGAAATATTCTATTGCATTTGTTAGTTTTCTAAAGAAAAAATAATTTTCTATTCCTTTTTTTCTTAACTTTAATAAAATACTTTTTCTATTCTTGTCATAAATTATTAAATATATCATTAATAGTATTCAGATGTTTTAATTGCAGAAAAATTTTCTAAATTTTGTTTAACTTTATAATTATATATTTGTTTTATTTCAAGAGTTAAACTAAAATCTTGATAGTTCATATTTATTTCATTGTCATATAAATCATATAATTCAATATTAATTTTATTTATATTCGTTGGTTGTAAAAAGTTATATTTTTTTGTAATAAAATTGCTATTATTATCAAATACAACTGTATACTTATTAGTTGCTAATATAATTTTTGCAAAATACTTACAACCACTTCTTAAATTACAAATAGTTTCATAGTCATTTATCCTTACAAAAATGTAATTATCACCTATAATATCTATAATTGCTTCACTTATATATTCATATGATGAAGTATAGTGGTTTTTTCTAAAACCTAAATGGTAACCTAATGATTGATAAGCAGAATCATTTAAAAATGTTAGACTAAATGGTTTATTATTAAGTTCTTTTATAGTTGTTTTCCCGTTTATTGATGAATAACTTATTTCAATATCTATATCTCTTGAATCTTTTATAGTGGCTAACTTACTATTCAAAAATTCAAATAAATCTAAAACACTATAATTTCCTTCCTGAATACTTACTTTAATATCTTCAATAACTATAAAGTTATTTTTTTTAGTAGATGTAAATGTATAAAAAACATTAGGTAATTCTATAGAAGTTAATGATATAGATGTTACATTTTTGTATGGGTTTTCTAAATTAAATATATACTTATTAGAATTTTTAATATTCGTAAATCTACTATCTAAGTTTATAATTTGATTTTCAATACTCATAAAATAATATTATATTAAATATATTTATGAAAAGTTATTTTGGTTCTGTTAGTATTAGTAAATCATTTTTTGATTCATCAATGGATAAAACTGTAGTATCCATAAAAAATGATATATATAATATACAACAACAACTTATTAATATGGATAGTGAAATAACTACTATAAAAAACTATGTTGGTATGTTTATTCAAAAAACAAATTTATTTATTTATACAAATGTTAAAACTGGTGTAAAATTGCATTATGTCAAATATATAATGAAATATGGTGTTCCTGATGATGGTATTTTTGACCTTGATAAGTTAAATGAATTTACTGATGAATAATTTGTAAGTAATTATTATGAAAAGTCTTGGATTAGAAATAATAGCGACACACGAAAAAAATGTTAAAATTGGTGGTACTATTAAAGAGACGAAAATTGTTCATAATGTAAAGAAAAAGTTATAGACTTAATTATGAAAATTTTATCATGGGATATTGGTATAGTAAATAGTGCTTATTGTTTATTTGAAGTAGAAGACAAGCAATTTAAAGTCTTGAAGTGGGGACTTATCAATTTGGTTGACGATAGTATCTGCTCTCAATGTAAGAAAAAAGGAGTTCACACGAAAGATAACGTAACCTACTGTCAAACGCACAAACCGACAGGAGGAAAGAAAATACCAACCGCCACTAAAATTGATATAGAAGAGCTGTGTTATAAACTCATTCTAGAGCTTGACAAACTAGAACTTTTAGATTGTGATGAAGTTATAATTGAAAACCAACCGTGTATGAAAAATCCTAAGATGAAGAGTATATCCAGTTGTGTGTTCAATTATTACTTGATACGGGGTAAGGTAGACAAGCAAAGGGTCAAGAGTGTCTCTTTTATATCTGCTACCAATAAATTAAAAGTCCCAGTTGAAATAGAACTCAAGCAATCAGAGTGTTCATCCAAGTATCAATACAGAAAAAAGGCTTCTAAAATGATTTGTGAAAAGATGATTAAAGATAATAAAGATTATCTTGAAATGTATAATTCGCATAAAAAGAAGGATGATTTAGCAGACTGTTTTTTACAAGGTGTTTATTACATAAATAAAACGGTTAAAAATTGTCAGTTTTCTTAATTAAACCCAGACTTTGTTCAAGTGATATATGTTTATTTTTAATGGGATTAGAACGCTTTAGTTTTAATTCAGCTTTGGCTCGCGCAACTTCTGTCTTACTTAATGGGACATATAGATTAGTTTTATTCTCAATATACAACTGTTCTCTATTGTCTTCATCTACAATATATAAAATAGATTTCAAAGGCGGTAAGTATACGCGTCTCTCTAATCCTAATTTGATTGAGTCAAGTCTAAATTCTTCTATTGTCAAATGGCCACCAAAAATATTGAGCAGTTCTTTCGGTGGAGCTGGAATAATTCTGGTATCTCTATTAGTTACCATCTTGTGCATCAAGTTTATTAGGTTAGTTCTTTGATAACTTTGAATATCTTTGAGGTTAAAATTATATGATAAGCAACAGTTAAAAGAACAGAAATTCCCAGAAACGTAAAAAGAGCCGTCACAGTATTTATGTGGCAAATATACTGGGAGGTTACTAAACTCGTGACAGCACCACCAGCACAAATAATTATTATTTGTAATACCATCTAGTTTTACGTAAGGAAGCTCCTTTAAAGTAGAATTATACATACTTACTGGCTTTTCAATCCTGTTGTTATTCAAGATATAAATTTGTTCTCTCAGCTTTTCAATTTCTTTTTTTAAGTTCTTATTTTCTTCAGCAATACTGTTCTGGATGTCTTCTTGAATAATCGTTTCACACATAAAATCTTTTTCAAATGGGATATTTACAATTAAACATTCTTGATGTTCTTTTATTTCCGAAACTTGTAAGTCAATTATGTTCTTATCAACATCTTTTTTTAAGCTTAGAGGTTTTCTACCGCGCTTTTTTTTAATCTCCTCCATTTAAAAGTTTATATGGATATTTCTTTATATTTTGTTTGCCAATACTAAACCTAGTACTCCAAGACTAATTAGACAGTTTAGAATTAACTGTGGCACTAGAATATTATGATAAGATTTTTTTACAGTGTCATTAGAGCTATCTTTCATTTTCATTGTTACTAACCAGGAGAGAATAGAGAAGTATATAACAAAAAAAATGAAATAAAATGCAAGAAAAAGATTTACAACATTTCTAAATCTATTATCTTCGCCTAGGTGATTACGAGTAATACCAACTACAAGAAAAATAATTGCCATTATTGCGAATGCCATAACTGACCCATAAGCATTCTTATTATTAAGGTTAGATTCTTTGTATAATGCATCAAAAGATGCTACTAAAGACACATTACTAAAAAAGTATAATAGAAACATAACTACAGTTGGACTCTTACTAGGAATATTGCCACCACCAATCATATCACTCAAGTCATCTGTTTGACCCGCAAATTGATTAAATTTTTCTAGATACTTATTTACAGACATATATATAATATATATAGATTTTTTTTTATAATATTATTAATGGGTTTAGGAATACTAGATTTGATACAACAGACCGAATACGATTATATATTAAACTTTAATCCAGAAATTACTTTCTTTAAAGTGATTTATTATAGGTATACAAATTTTAGTAGGGAAAACATAATTGAATATTTTGATGATGACCCACACTGGGGAAATGAAATTGTATGTACTCTATCAAAGACTGGAGATTTAATAAGCTCTATGTTTGTCGAAATTCAACTCGATATTACAGAAGTGAAAAATCAAAGTAGTAATTTGCACGAAAGATTTTATAAAGATTTAAAAGAAACACTCTTGAGTGAACCATATCAATCATTAATAGAAGCGTATCTATTACAATTAAAAGTGCTTGATCCTATACTAAATTATAAAGTCCTGGTCGATACTTTAGGATTAGCACAGAAAATTACCGAAGTTATTAATTATATTGATGATATTTTAAGTGAAAACGACATCACGACTAATAACCAGCCATTATATAATTTTAACATTCTATCTATTACAAATAACAACAGGCTACAATCCACTAATCTGATTTCTTTAAATCATGTGCTTGATAACTTTGAAACATTTGATATTTTTAAATTATTTATCTTATTAGACTACATTAGTGTTCTTCAAAGTATAAACGATTATTATAGTAATGGAATATTTGAGAAAAATAACATAAGACAGTTAGTTAAACTACTTAATAATCACGAGTATAATAAACTCAGTAAAAATGTGGAAATTTACTGGATACACCTATTTGCACATTTTTTGATAAGTGAAGTGTATCTAGATATTGGAGGAACAAAAATTGATAGATACGACTGCCATTTTTACAATATAACAACACAACTCTCTAAGATAATGAATTCAGCCTCTTACCAACGAATGATAGAACCTAAAGAAAGCAACGTGTTTAGTGTGTTTATACCACTGATTTTCTGGTTTAATAAATATAATTCTTGTGCTCTACCTTGTGTAAGTCTAAAGTACCAAGACGTTAAAATAGGCCTCAAATTAAACACACCAGAATATCTCACAAATCTATCAGAATTTATAAAAATATCTGGAATATCATTATACGTTGACTATATCTATTTAACTAATACCGAAAAAACAAAGTTTACTACGAGTGATATTGAATACTTGATTATCCAGAATCAAAAAATAAAAGAAACTGTTGATTCGACGAGCCTTAATATTGAACTAGACTTTTTTAATCCTTGTAAAGAGATTTATTGGATTTGTTGGATAAATGATAATAATAATGTTTCAACAGAATATTTCATACCAGGAACGAGTAAATGTCCAATAATTGATAGTCAATTCTTCTTTAATAATGTCAGATTTGGAACTATTAATAAAAATGATTATTGGTCAACGATCCAACCGTACGAAACACACACGCGAACACCTAATAATGGAATTAGTGTTTTTTCTTTTGCCTTATTCCCAGAAGAATATCAACCATCTGGTTCTTTAAATATAGGATATATTCCATCCAAGTATTTACAATTAACTTTTGACCCTATCCTTGAGGGAGTTCAAAAAGAAGTTTACGTATACGCCACTAACTACAATATCCTACGAATAAGCAAAGGTTTTGCTAGATTATTATATGAGTAAATATATATGCTTTCTTGTGATTCTGTAAATAGATGTAAAATTATTGCTCATCGCGGCTTCTCTGATGTGGCACAAGAAAATACCCTAACATCAATTGATTTAGCTTATAGTAACCATGCTGATGCAGTCGAAATAGATATTCGTGTTACTCGTGATAATATCCCAATAGTTTATCACGATGAAAGGTTAGATAGACAAGTTATAGATTTACCCGAAGAACTGAAAAATAAAAAAATCGAGGAATTTTATTATAGCGAGTTACAGAATTTTTCTGTTGGAAAATCGTATGATGTAAAATTTAGAAGAGAGAGGATACCAAAACTGTTGGATGTGCTTAATAGATACAAGAACCGTGAGCTTATTTTAGACATCAAAAAAGAAAATAAGCTAAAATATATTATTGAAGACATTTTGGCTTCCAATTATGACTTATCAAAATTAACTTTAAATGTGTATACACCAGGTGCATCAAAAAAATTGCGGAGAACTAACCTTGGATTCAAGATAAGTTTGGTTAATGGCAACCAGTACCAAAACAGTGACTATGACATCTTAACCACTAAAAATTTGATTGCGGGAAATACTAATACATTAGTATATAGTTTAAATACGACAGAAGATTATGATAAAGCCTTGTTAAATAATTCTTACGGAATAATGACTAAAAACCCTAAATTACTTTATGAACATTTGCAAAAACGTTTTGGATATCTTTTATAATCTATATATATGATACGTTACCAAATGAAACCCTATCTTGTCAAAGTATCAACTATTGAGAGAGTTCTTAAATACGATGTCCAAGAAAAAGTGAACACTAGAGATTATGTTCCATACTTGACTTTACTCGCTTTTATTGTTTTCCTTGGATATAGATATTATACAAAACAATCGAGTGGTCGTCGCAGAAGAAGAAAATAATTGAATATTAAAAGACCTAAAGAAAGAATTCAATATTATTATATGAAGATTTTAACACGGTCGAACGTCTACGAAGAAATAAACTTTAATCGAATAAAAGAAAGGCTTGTCGCATTAGCAAAACGCTTTAAACTTACAAGAGTAGACCCAGACAAGTTGACACAACAGGTGGTATCTCACATCTATGATGGTATAACTACTTACGAATTAGATGAGCATTCCGCACGTATTTCTGCTTCTTGGGGAACAGAACATCCGGAGTACCTAATTTATGCAGCAATTATCTCTGTAGATAATCTGCATAAAGATACGGAAGCTAATTTCAGCAACACGATGTTTAAAATCCAAGAAAAGTGTGGCAATTTAAAAGAAGATTTTATTGACTTTATTAAAGAAAATACACAATTTATTGAAGAAACGATTGATTATAGTAGAGATTTTGTTTTTGATTACATAGGATTTCAAACACTCAATCGTTCTTACTTGCTTAAATTAGCAGATGGGACTAATTGTGAAAGACCACAACACTTGTATATGAGAGTAGCCATACGAATTCATCAAGGCAATCTTGAAAACATTAAGAAGACTTATGACTTACTCAGTTTAGGATACTATACACACGCAACACCTACGCTATTCAATGCTGGAACAATAAATGAGCAGTTGGCATCGTGCTTTTTACTGGGTTCTGAAGACTCCATCGAAGGAATTTTCAAGACGTTTTCAGATTGTGCATTAATTAGTAAAGGTGCTGGTGGTATTGGTGTTCACATCCACGATATAAGGGCTTCGGGAACAAGGATTAAATCAACCAATGGTAAAAGTAATGGTATTGTACCTATGGTACAGGTGTATAATTCAGTAGCTAGATACGTTGACCAGGGCGGAGGTAAGCGCAAGGGTTCTATTGCTATTTATCTTGAGCCGTGGCACGCAGATATAAGAGATTTTCTGGAATTAAAGAAAAACTCTGGAGATGAAAATATGAAAGCTCGTGACATCTTTTTAGCTCTGTGGGTGTCTGACTTGTTTATGGAAAGAGTAAGGGATAATGGGTTATGGAGTTTAATGTGTCCATTCGAGTGTCCTGGTCTTTCTGATACTTTTGGTGACGAGTTTGTTAAATTATATGAATCATACGAAAGAGAAGGCAAGTATAGAAAACAAGTTAATGCCAGAGATTTATTCAAGCAGATAATGGAATCGCAAATTGAAACGGGTGTGCCGTACATCTGTTACAAGGATTCAGTAAATCGTAAATCAAATCAAAAGAACTTGGGTGTTATCAAGTCTTCAAATCTGTGTAGTGAAATTATGGAATATTCATCTAATAGTGAATACGCTGTATGTAACTTGGCATCTATTAATTTGAAAAAGTTTGTTGAAAATAATAAATACAATTTTGAAAAATTAAGGCAAGTTAGTTATGAAATTGTTCAAAATCTTGACAGAGTTATTGATTTGACTAATTACCCGACCGTAGAGACTGAAAAGAGTAATTCAAGAAATAGACCTATTGGTTTGGGTGTCCAAGGATTAGCCGATGTATTTTACTTGCTTAAAATTCCATTTGATTCTACAGAAGCTTTACAGCTAAATGAAAAAATCTTTGAAAGTATTTACTATGGTGCTGTAGAATCGTCTTGTGACTTGGCAACTGAATTAGGGTCTTATTCAACATTTCAGGGTTCGTATTTTTCTGAAGGAAAACTTCAGCTTGACTTATGGGACAATAGTCCTAACGTAATGCCTGATGATTATCCAAAATACGATTGGAGTAGTCTCAGACAAAGAGCCACAAAAGGAATGAGAAATTCGTTGCTAACTGCTATTATGCCAACAGCATCAACTTCTCAGATAATGGGGAATTATGAGTGTATTGAACCTCCGACGAGCAATATTTTTATTAGAAAAACCCTTGCAGGACACTTTACTATTATTAATAAATACCTTGTTGAAGACCTTGACAAGTTAGGCTTGTGGAATGAAGATATGAAAGATAAAATTATATTCTACGATGGTTCAATCCAAAAAATCTTAGAAATTCCAGAAAGCGTAAGAAATATTTATAAGACTGTCTGGGAAATCCCACAAAAGGTTCTTATTGACCTAGCAGCTGACCGTTCAAAGTTTATTGACCAATCTCAATCTCTTAATCTTTTCCTTGACAAGCCAGACTTTCAAAGACTGTATAATTGTCATATGTACGGGTGGAAGAAAGGGCTAAAAACGGGAATGTATTACTTGAGAACTAAACCAGCCGTTTCTCCAATCAAGTTTAGTCTTGGTACTAAATTTATTAGTGACAACAAAGAAGAGAATGAGTGTCTTGTATGTAGCGCTTAGCATCTTTTTATTTATCAATAAAATTGATTTAAATATATTATAGATTACAAGTATATAGTATGAAGACCAACCAAAGACTGTGTATTTTTCCTATTAGAAACAAGAGGATGTGGGACCATTACTTACTTCAACGTGCTTCTGTGTGGTATCCTGAAGAAGTAGATCTTTCACAAGACAAATTTGATGAACTAAAACCGGAGGTTCAGAAATTTCTGAAAATGATTTTGGCTTTTTTTGCTAGTTCTGATGTTATTGTTAATATGAATCTCGACTTGAATTTTACACGAGAGATTGATGTTCTTGAAGTTAATCTAAATTATCACTATCAGATGTTTATTGAAGATATACATTCTATTATGTACGCTACATTAATTGAAACATATATTAAAGATATTGATGAGAGAAAATTCTTATTTGAAGCAGTAGAGAATATACCGTGTATAAAGAAAAAGGCAGAATGGTCTTTTCGTTGGATTGAGAGTAGTGAAACTGTACCTTTTATAAAGAGGTTAGTGGCTTTTTCAATAGTAGAAGGTGTTTATTTCTCAGGTTCATTCTGTGCAATTCATTGGTTAGCTCAACAAAACAAAATGCCAGGGTTATGTAAAAGTAATGAATTCATTGCAAGAGATGAGGGATTACATACTGATTTTGCGTGTCTGCTTTACAAGCAACTTGAAGGTAATTTGTCCGAGACTGAAGTTCACACAATGATTAAAGAAGCAGTTGCAATTGAAGAAGAGTTTATTACCATTTCATTGCCTTGTTCACTGCTTGGTATGAATTCAGGGCTAATGTCTCAATACATTAGATTTGTTGCTGATAGACTTGTGGTTAATTTAGGTTACAGTAAGATTTATAATGTAACAAATCCATTCAAGTTTATGGAAAATTTGAGCCTTGAAGGTAAGAATAACTTTTTTGAAAGTCGTACCAGTGAATATCAAAAGGCATCTGTTTTAAATACGAGTGGTGGAAATCAAATATTTGAAGAAAGCGATGCTTTCTAACCTCTACGGAAGAAAGCGATGCTTTCTAACCTCTACGGAAGAAAGCGATGCTTTCTAACCTCTACGGAAGAAAGCGATGCTTTCTAACCTCTACGGAAGAAAGCGATGCTTTCTAACCTCTACGGAAGAAAGCGA